GTGTTTCTGAATAAGTTTTCTGGAACTTCCTGATCAGGCGTGGTTTGATCACCTATCACTTGCTCTAAATCAGCGTCTTCTTGCGCTTCTCTTTCTTGTTTTATTTCCTTTTTGGTCTTCTTCCTGTTTTCATCCTGGTTGGCTTGGTCGCTCTCTTCGGCAGGTTCTTGCTGGGATACATTTTCTCCCACCTGGCTGCTACCTTTGGCAGGTTTTTGTGCATCCATCTTCTCTGTGCTTCGCTTCTGAATGGCATCTTTTTTGTCTTTAATTTGTTTTTGAGATGGATTCTCCACCCCTTCTTCTTTTAATTCATTTATGGCCTGATCATCGGTAACCTCAACCATAATTCCTTCTCTTCCTTCTTCTTGATCAGCAATGTTCATAGCGGTTTCTAACGCTAAGTCTGAAAGTTTTTCGTCTATTGCTTTTATTTCAGATCTTTCTTTAGTGGTAAGATTCTCATCTTTACCCTCTACCCTGGTTTGTAATTCTCCTTTTCTCAGCAACAAAGCAATTGCTTTTTTCTTATCAGCTATAGACATGTCGGAAGGTATTTGCCCTTTAATCCCTGCTAATTTTTTTAATTGATACATTAAAACATCAGCTTCTTCTTGAGTTTTAGTACCCTCTATAACCTCTTGCTTAAGTTTAGACTCATATATGGTTTGAAAATTCTCATCATCAACAACACTGTTATATAAGTCAAACATTTCATCACTAACTTTTTGTAGATTGTCACTTGTCGCTGCCTCATACACCCCTCCTACTGACCCTAAAGCAGCACCCCCTATAGCTTCTAATAGACCAGCATCCAATAATCGTTTCGCATACTCTGTTGACCAAAAATTTGGTGTGTTAAACTCATCGTTGTTAACTAAATTGTATAGCCTTTTAAGTTCGGTCTCACTAAATTCTTGCAGAAGACCTGTTTCAAATTCAGCCCCGCCAGCTGCTAACGCTCTAAGTGCTACTTTTTTATATGGATTTGTAACTACATCCGTTACTATGTCACTAAATTCTTTCGCAGTAGTTCTTCGGGTAGTCTTACCTAAAGCCATTTTTAAAACAGCCCCTGAAAAATTCACACCTGTTTCTAAATTTCTAAACCCAGCCACCTCTAAAGCAGAACTTGTTAGAGCCACAGGTAAAAGTATAGCTTTTTTTTGCTGCTCTGTAACATATGCAAAATTAGGATTATTGCTGATTTCTTTATTTAAACCATCGACAATAAAACCTGACATTTGTAGTGATCTTTGCGTACCTTGTCTGGAAGTTAAATAGTGTTTTGTGGATCTAAATAATTTTTTTAATTTATTCGTTGTCTTTACAGGGCTTTGTCTTTTAACGTTTTTAACTGTAGTGATCATAGCAGGTAAACTTTCCATCCCCCCTAATATTCCTTTCCAAATAAAAGAATTATTTCTGGCAGCTATATCTGCTTCTTCAGAGACATCACTAAACCCTATATAGTCAGTAAATATATTTCTTAATCCTGACCACTCACTATCATCGTATCCAGCCAACTCGCCTATGTCACCTACAACATTCCCTTTTTCATCATATTCTTTTTGGGATCTTAAATCTGTAGCTGTACCCCCTTTTACTTGCCTCTTAACTCTTTTTAAAAACTGGTCTCTTGCTAACTCCGCCACCTCTTCTTCAGCTGCATTACCTGCTGCGCCTTCTCCAAAAATCGCTTCACCTGCTTCAGCACTTAACGGATCATCAGCTCTACGATTAACCATTACCACAACCTCTAATAGCTGTTCAGAAAATTCCCTTAACTCACTTACCTTCATCTTGGTTG